CCACAGACTTCGCTGCTAAGGATTCATTGACCACAGGCGATGCTAATAAGATTGTCAAAGGCACAGAGATTGATGATGAATTTGACGGGATACAAACTGCCGTCAACAGTAAAGCTGATACCAATAACTCAGCATTAACTGGTACACCAGTAGCTCCAACAGCATCTGTTTCAACTAATACAACACAGCTTGCAACTACAGCTTTTGTTCAGGCGCAAAAGGCATCACCAGCATTAACAGGTACGCCTACGGCGCCAACTGCGTCGGCAGCTACCAGTACCACACAAATAGCTACAACAGCGTTTGTCCAAGCGGCATTACCATCACTATACCCAGTGGGTTCTATCTACAGTAACGCAGCAGTAGCTACAAACCCTGCAACATTACTGGGCTTTGGTACATGGGCAGCCTTTGGTGCAGGTAAGGTAATGGTTGGTTTGGATGCTGGTGGTGATACTGATTTTGATACAGTCGGAGAAACTGGCGGAGCTAAGACACACACATTAACAGGTAGTGAATCAGGAGTCCCAGCTCATAATCATGGTATGACAGCCCATGGTGACGATGCTGAATCAGCTGGAGGCACAACCCCAGGTATAGCAACATGGAGTGGTGCAGCTAGTGCTGGGGTTACCGGCCCTAACACAGCGGCAGATGCTGCCTCCGCCCACAACAACTTACAACCATATATCGTGGTTTACATGTGGAAACGCACAGCCTAGGTGAAGAAACCAGTAGTTACAGAGAATGACTACACACTATACCTCGATGAGTTTAAGGGGCTACAGTTTATTCACTGCGACATTAGAAAGTGGAACAAGACTACAAAGAAACGATTACATAAAGTACTAGAGTTACTACTGGAAACACTTGGACAAGACTTATATGCAGCACATGAAATTGACGATAACAAACACAGGAAATTCTTAGAAATGTACGGATTTAAATATTTTAGCACAGAGCATTGCCTGGATGGTTTGTTACGCCAGGTATGGATTAAAGAGTGTAACGGGGAGAATACATAATGGGTAAGATATCCAAGGCGATTTTTGGGTCAGAGCCAAAAGCAGCTAAACAAAATACGGCTGGCTTTCTAAGACCATTTGGTTTTACTAGCCCACTGTATGACACGCAGATTAGTATTGATGAAGACCAAGGTAATTTTGGTATAACTAATACTGGCGACCCACGCTTGACTGGTATATTGAATACACAGCTAGATGCTGTTGACCCGTTACTAAGGCTACAGATAGAAGAGTTAAAGAATAGACCTGATGAGTTTGGTTATAGCTTTGACCCAGCAAAAGCTACGGAGGGTTACTTTAACGCAGGAATGGATGTACTAAACCCAGCGTTTGAACAACAACAAATCCAACTACAAAATAACTTATTTGGTTCAGGCCGTCTTGGTTTGATGCTGGCGGGTGGTGCATCGGGTGCCGGTGCTGGTAGTGGTATGGTTAGCCCTGATGCCTTTGGTTTAGCTAGGGGGCAAGGTCAAGCAATGACTGACCTGTACGCTAATTCTAGGGCTGCCGCAATGCAAGAGGGTAACCAGCTGTTTAATCAATCATTGCAGGGTTTCCAGCAGAATGAACAAGGCAGACAAAACTACCTACAGCAATTAGGTGTTGGCCAAGCAGGTATGTTAAATCAAGCATTCGGTATTGATGAACAAAGTCGTAATGCTGCAATGCAGGCACTACAGATGGAACAAATACGTGGCAACATGATTTCTTCTACACCTTATGGTGGCGGTAAGGCTGGGACTAAGGGATTGCTACAAGCTGGTGTAGAGGCGTACGCAAAGGCTGGTGCCCCTACCCCTGATTGAATACCTTAGCTATCACTAACACAGGCTCCCCCGGAGGGACTAAATAATGGCACAGAACATATCAAGCCTTTTACAAATGGCACAACAACAGTACGGCAACCAAGGCACTGCTGCGCCTACACAAGCGGGCACTGTCGGGGTAGGAGGAGGGGGAAGCTCCTCAATGGAAACCTTAGAGGGTATGATGGCAATGGGTGGTGCAGCTCAAAAACTAGCGCAACAGCGCAACTTAGAAAATCAAAGAGGTTTAGAAAGATTATTCGCTGAGGCAGGTGTAGGGCCACAGGGTTTACTCAATACGTTGGGTATTGGTCTTGGTAATGCTTTAGGCCAAAGGTCAGCTGGGAAAAACCCAGACGGGGAAATGCAAAGGGCGAATGCTATTGATAGCCTTATGGGACAGGCTAGGTCTACTAGTGACCCCGTCCAACTCCTAGAAATTGGCAGGCAGTTAATTGCGTTGCGCGAATATAGTGCTGGTGGGGATATAATATCGTTGTCTAACAATTATAGAAGTATAGATAAATCGGAAGCTGTAGAACAACAAAGAAAACAAAAAGAAGAACAACGAAAAGCAAATATAGGAAAGGCTCCAGAAGTTATAGAGATTAAGGATAAGGACGGCAATGTAGTTTCGTTGGAAATGCGTACATGGAATGACGATGGGGTAGAAAAACGCACAGGGATGAGGCCTGGTGATATGGAGTTATTGATGAGCTCACTTGGGCAAAATGAACAAACGCCAGGAAAGCTAAATAAAGATGACCCAGCGTTGGTACCTACTGATAACACTGATAAGCTCGCAGTAATAGATATGTTTAAAAAATTGCCGGTGGGTAGTAGAGTTCCCGTAGAAGGTGAGACTTACGTAATTACCAAGGATGGCCCTGTGATGCAAGAAAAACCAACCACGGGTAGGGGTGCTAGGGGTAGAAGAAGTAGAGCGCAAAGAGGAAAATAGGCGATGGCTAAGGCTATAAGTTTTGAGGAACTAGCAGGTCGGTTTGAGGCGGAGAAAAATGGTACTGCCTATGAGGAAGGAGAGCAACAACAACAACAACAACAAGAACAGGAAGGCCAAGCAGCTAATGGACAGACTGGATGGGAAACTGCCCAAGAGACGGGTGCTGAGATTGCACTAAGTGCTGTTGGGCAAGCTGCCGCCTTAGCTTCTGGGTTTGGTTATATACCTGTGGCCTTTGGTACTGGCTATGCAGCTAGTGTTACTGCACAGGGTATGTACGGGGATGACGATGTATCTCAAGGACGAGCAATTGTAAATGGTTTTGTTAATCTTATATTCGGTAGTCAATGGATGAGGGGGTTAGCCTCTGGGGGTAAGATAACTTCAGAGCTAGTTAAGCAAGCCGCTAAGGAAGAGGGGAAGCGTGGTGCTGCTATTGGCCTTAGTGAAGCCAGTGCCGTTGCTATTATTGATGAGGGGCGCACCCCAACTCAAGAAGAACTGTTGATGTACGGTGTTGGTGGTGGTGTATTTGGTGGCGCGTTAGGTGCTGCAAGTCCTAAGATAGCTCAATCCTTTAAGAAGTTCTTAGGCAAAAGTTCCGATGATATTGATGCCGACATAGCATCCGGTAAGATTACAGAGCAGGAAGCAGTGGATTTTGCTGGGCCAATACAACCAAAGCCTCAAGTACGTAGGGTTGTAAGTGATACAGTTAGTGCAGCGGACAGTAAAAGAGCAGAGAAAATACTACTACAAACATTGGAAGGTGATGAGCCTACTACATTACAAAGATTAACGGCAAAGATAGTACCCTCTAGAGTTACTGGTAGGGAAGTACAGGATGAAACCTTTCTAGCAAGGCGTAAAATTGATAGTGATATTGAGGTAGCTAGCCGTATTGAGCGTACTGTCACCGACAGCATTAATAAAAACCCTAAGCTAGAACCATTAATAAATAATTTTCTTGAAACAGGTGTCATCGACAAACAACTAAAAGGCACTAGATTAGCAGGGTACTTAGAAAAGTTTGATGAAGTTAGGTTTGGGTTACAGGATAAATTAGTACGGCAACTAGAAGGTATAGACTTTAATTCACGTAATTTTGAGGACAGCCGAAAACTGCTTGCCACAATTAAAGATAGTATGCGTGATGCAAACTACGTTACTAGAGAGTACCGCGCATATACTGACAGTAGTTTTAAGTTTGATTTAAACAAACGTCCTGCTGTTATTAATGAGATTGCAGCTAGCATACAACTAAGAAAACCAAAACTAAGCACTACACAGGTTCAGGAAAAGGCGGAGCTACACCTACAAAAACTACAAGACCATAGCGCACGGGCTAAAAAAGGTAATCCACATACTCACATACCTAGCACAACGGATGGTATCCTTAGATTTAGGCATGACGTTGGCCCATTGGAACGTGCTTTCTTGGGTGAGATTACAAAGCCAGGTGAGCGTATGCGTGGCACTCTTACTGGTTTAGCAAAGACTGTATATAGAAATGAGTCAGACGCTAACGTAGCTAACGGTTTGCAAAGACTAGGCTTAGCTGTGCCTGAAAACCTAGTACCTAATAAAAATGCCTTTGTCAAGTTAGATTTAAAAGGTGACATGGAAAATAATCTGTATGTACCTATTAATGTACAGGCAGCGTTAGGGCAGAGTTACTTAGCCAGGATGGATGAGTTATCTAATGACGTTTTAAAGGGGGCCATTACTGACGCATACAGTACGGCAGTAGGTTTATCCAAAGCTGCTAAGGTTCTATTTAACCCACCTTCCTATGCGGTCAACGCTTATGGTGGTTTATTTACAATGTTAGGTAGTGGTATCAACCCATTTACTAATGGCTATACCAAGGGTATGAAGTATGCGTTAGCGAATTATGGCAACATAGAAGACCTGATGAGTAAGGGTGGAGCTAAGGCGGCTAAGGCACTCCTAACTGACATGCAGGAAATGACTAAGTTTGGCTTATCTAAAGCTAACATTCTTGAGTCAGATATTCGGGATGCTTTTAGCGGCGAATTATTCGGCAAGACAGCAGGCAAGATGCTAAATCCTATTGGTAAGGCATACGCGGTAACTGATACTGCTGCACGTTACGCAGTGTGGACGGGCAACCAACGTGCCTTAGGTAACATATTTCCAGACCTTAAAGGTGATGAACTAAAACTAGCAGCCGCTAAACTTACTAATGATACCTTTCAGAACTACGATAAGCTAAGTCCTATTGTAAGGTACGCATCACGTATAGGTGTAATGCCACAGTTTGTTTCATTTACTGCTGAGTTTATGCGTAATATCTATAACCAAACAAGGTACGCTTGGCAAATGGTAAATGGTACTTTCGGTCGAGAGTTAGGCATAGCCTCATCAAGAGCCAACATCCCTGCTATGCGTAGAGAGGGTGCAAAAAGATTAGCAGCATTAGTTACTGTTGTTGCTGGTACGGAAGCACTACGCACTGGAATGAATATAGATAAAGGTGTTACAACCCCCGAGCAAGAACAAGCACTACGAGACACAGCTGTAGCAGAATACGATAGCAAAAAATCACTTATGTTTACGGAGATGTCAGAGGACGGTAAGACTGGTAAGTATATTAACCTGTCGTACATATCACCCCATGCCATGCTTGCTGAAGCTATGAACGCTGCTGTAACAGGCCAACCCCTAGCTTCCTTAACTGGTATGCTAGTGGATAACTTTGTCGGTGAGGGTAACTTTGTAATGACCTCTGTGTATGGTGCTATTAAAAACATGGATAGTAATGGTAAGGAAATAACCTCCAAAACTGATAAGCTTGATAAGTTTAAAGACCAGTTAAAGTTTATTGTAGCTGATACATTTAAAACTGGAGCGCAAAGGGAACTTGAAAAGATACTGGATACTATCAACACAAAGGATGGTGAAGACCCTGATTATAGTTTTGGTGACATAGCTAAGAGGCAACTTGGATTACGTATAACTTCTTTTGACGTTGCGAAGTCTGCTAGTTTTAAAATAGGAAGTTATAAAAAATCCGGCAACACAGCTGCTCAAGCATATAAAAATGCTAGAGACTATGACAACTTATCACCACAAGCACTAGAGTCTGTGTATGAGAATGCTAATAAGGTTAGGAAGGATAACCTAGACCAAATTGCAAGTAAGGATAAAGACTTGCAACTGCTAGGCTTTACCGAAGGTGAACGTATTGAGGTAATGAAGAAGGCTGGTGTGTCCATTAAGGATACTGTTGCAACCATGGAGGGTTACTACAATCCAATACCTAGGCAGGACACCATGTCTACTGCTGACATTTTAGATGGGGATGAGTACAAGGATTTAAGTACTAGGGAGACTCTTGTAAGAATTAGAGATACTACTAAGGACGACATACCGCAAAGGAGACGTTTACTAAATGAGTTTAAGCATAGACTTAAAAACAAACTGAGGGGTGTTTCTTCTAAGGAATCCTTAATTAGGAATATGTCTACTGCTGATAGGGCTGACTATATACAGGCCAACCCTGGCAGGTTCCAAGAGTTTAGACGTAAAGGTATTGTTACCAAGTCTGTTGTTGTTGAGTTAAGACGTAGGGGTTATGCGTTTTAACCCTCACATGCAACACATTCACCGCTGCTGCCACGCACACCTGCTTCGCTTCTTAGATAGTACAATGATTTTATGTATTTATCTTTGAAGGCAAGCTTGTGTACTCGGCTAATCTCCGCCTCCGGCGTATCACTAGGAAAGAATAAGTTTAGTGACTGTGCTTGGCAGATATATTTCTGTCTTGCACTAGCTAGGCGTACTAACACTTCCTGATTAATCTCAAAGCTTGTTTTAAATACGGCCTTCTCCTCATCAGTTAGCCAATCAACCATCTGTACTGAACCATTATCCTTTATAATCTGATTGATTGTATCATCACTGTATACATCCCTAGCCTTCATCATATCCACTAGGACTGGGTTAATACGGTTAATCTCCCCAGCTGGACTACCTTGTACAAATACGTTCTTATACACTGGCTCAATGCCCTGTGATACAGAACCACATACCAATGCACTGGAACTATTAGGTGCTACTGCAAGTAGGTGGGTGTTACGTACTCCATGACCTTTACACCACTTAGGCTCACCCTTAGTTTTAGCTAACCATTGGCTTGCCCCCTTGGCTTGCTCCTTGATTAACTTAAACATGTTCTGATTAATGCTGTGTGCCTCAAAGCTTTCAATGTCAATCATGTTCTGCTGTAGATAAGTGTGGAAGCCTAGAGTACCTAACCCTAAAGCACGACCACTTTCAGTAAAACGTACTGACCTCTCTAAGCCTCTAATACCCTTGCCCATTTGTATAAAGTCTTCAGCCACACAGTCTAGGAATACAATGGCATTGTGTACTGCGTCAGTGTCCTTCCACTCATCGTACTTAGCTACATTCATACTGCTTAATACACAAGTGAAGGTGTGGAACTCATCACTGTGTAATGTAATCTCAGTACACAAGTTACTAGCTTTAACTGTTAAGCCATGCTCCGCGTACATAGCTGGGTTCTGTGCATTAATCTTATCAATGAATACGAAGTAGCCCTTACCTGTTTGCATCTTAACCTTCATAGCTTTTTGGTAACGTGCTATTGCGTCTTCATCTCCATCATCAAGCCGTGTAATAAAGCTATCCGTAACTAACCAGCCAAGGTTACAGTCGTCGGGGTGATTAACTAAGTGGTCTGATATTTCCCAGAAGTCACCATGCTCTAGTTCAACATATCCTGCCCACGCACCTCTTCTAGTATTTCCTTGTGATACATCGCGTGATAGTTGGACAAAATCTCGTAGCACTGGGAGTACTCCTGAAGCCAATCCTCCCCCACTGATTGGAGTTCCTCGCTCTCTAATATCTCCAAGGTAACTAGAAGTTCCGAACCCATTCTTACTAAGGACTGCAACCTCTTTTTGTGCGTCATAAAAGTCATAAACACTATCTCCAATAAAGTTACCACTACATGATACGGGGCAACCTCTGTTTGTTCCCATGTTAGCTAACACAGGGGTGGAGCAAGCAAGCCAGCCGTTCCACATTAAGTTAAAGAATACCTTTTGCCAATGCTCTTTGTCGTCCATATGACTAGCAGCCTTGCTGGAAATACGTTTGTATATGGAGTACAGGTCAGGGCAGTCTTCAGTTGTATACTTGTCCTTAAGTATTTGCCATGCAGGTGTTGTTACCCATAGAGGTAACTTACCCTCAGCCTGGAGTTGTTTCCTCTCCTCCCCAAGCTCATCGTAAATTGATTTATGCTTTATCATTTTTATATGCCTCTAACGTATCTTTCTCAAAAAGTTTCTTTAATGGTAGGAGCCACATTCTAGATGCGTTATGGTCGCCACCACTGACTGACCGCTTGCCCTTCATTGTTTCAAGAATCTTTCTTAAACTATCCGTTTCAAATACTAACGTTGCAAATACATCATCACCTACACAAAGGTTATGGAACCAGTAGTCTGACTCCGTAGCATTAATGCCTGATGGTTTACTCCAACTCTCGTACTCAATGGCAATGTTTCCAGTCTTCATCCACATGCCACGCTCTGACTTAACTTCAATCTTCTTACCTTGTAACATATCCGCTACAGTGTCCTCCATTGCTTCCCCAAACTCCAAGTCAATATCAAACTTCTTACGGTTATCCTTACTCGGTTTCATCGCTGTATCTACCATACGAACTTACCCTCAGACCAATCTCTGGTGTAGTTGTTACCTTGTTTTGTGAAGAAGTCGTGTAAAGAACCACTGTTAATGTTCTTATAAAACCATTGACTAATAGGGTCGTACTCTACATTAAACATAGGGCTAATGTCCAACTGCCATAAGCAAAAGTCAAGCCTTCCTTTTATAAAGTTCTTCATCTGAGTATCAGTAATACCCTTGATGGTTCCCTTCTCGAATATCATGTCAATAATGCGACCTTCATGTTCTAATACTTGCTCGCATGTGTTCTTGATTTTCTTTACTATAACAGCGTAATCCTTCTCAGACGGCTTCAGCTCCTCTCTAAGCGTTTTAAACAGCCATGCCCCTGCCTCACTATGTAGATTCTCATCACGCACTGAGAAGTTAATACCGGCCGTCATGTTCATTAACTTGTTTTTACCCTCAGATTGGAAGTGTTTTAGGAAGGCAAAGTTACTGTACAGTATTGCACCTTCAGTGATACTACCCATAGCCGTAATAAGCATAGGGTCATCAACCTTAAACTGCCTGTCCAGCCATGCCATACGGTCCCTCAGTACCTTGTCCTTAGTATAGCTGTTGTAGAACTCATCAGTCTTTAGGCCCATTACCTCATTCAGTTTATCGTAGAACGGTGCATGTACATTCAGTTCAAACATACCAAACACACTGGACATACGTTGAATCTCAGGGCGTTGAAATGTTTTACGTACATAGTCAAGCCAGTACTCATTACCTATATGTAGTTCATACACAGTAAAAAGTTTTAATGTTGTTGTGACACCGTGTAACTCTGCGGGAGTAAGATTGTTTTTTAAGTCGTGTATGTCTTTATTCATTTCAATCTCACCACTAGTCCAGAATATACTCTCCTGTCTTTCACAGAATTCAATGGCTCTTGGGTAATCAACTGTGTAGGTTGTCTTCTCCTCCAGCAGTCTACTCATCGTACCAGTCCTCTTTCTCAGAGGAGCGGTGTATTATCCAGCCCCGTAGAAACCATTCAAATATAAATGTACGTATTGGCTCATCTCTTTCATTAAAAAATGTTACGAAGCCTATATACGGCAGCCATGCCCCAAACAGTGGATATCCAAAGAACAGTATTTCTCGGCATACTTTGTCAAATTTAAGGGGTACCCAACTTAGTGAGTACCCTGTGAATTCATCTTGTTCCTGTGGCGCCATTATCATAACTCCTTTTGTAGTCTTTCGTTATGCAGCTCTACTCGGTCTTCAAACCTAGCTACCAAATCCCTAATATCTATTTCTAAAAGTTCCATGACGGTTTCTTCATCAAGGTTCTCAAGCCTTTCACACAGCTCAGTAAATGTCATTATGTCTTCTACCTCTGAGTACACCAAAGATGCTACAAGTATGCTCACTATCCACCTCTCAAATGCTCGTTGCGGTACTGCTGCTTACCTGCATCCGTTAGTACCATGTATCCTTTTAACTCTCTCCACTGATTGACTGTGAAGAAAGCAAAGCCTTCCTTAAAGCACCACTGCCCCATACAAAGCTTACTACCCTTACGGACCTTCTTGTATGGGTCCGACAATACAAAGATTAGTTCTTGTTGTGGGTAGCTATCCCGCACTGATTTATACTTTAAAGTGTCACCGGCTCGGAAGAAACCCTTACACTCAATAAGCACATCCCCTTTAACAAAGTCAGGTAGAT